CCGATAAGAAGTTCTTTGACATCATCGACGATGGCAACCACAAACACATCAACCTCTGTTACAATTACAACAAGCTCTGCTCATGGAGCAAAAGCCGGTGACATTGTACAATTAGATAGTGTTACTTTACCTGGTGGCACAGGTCTTAGTGCATCTAATTTTGAAGACGTTAAGTTTCAAATAATCACAGCTCCTAGCACAACAACTTTTACAATCACATCAACTGCCGCTGCTACAGCCACAATTTCTACAGGTGGATCAATGACATGTAAGTTTTACGAAACCGTTGGTCCAAGAGAGCAAACATATGGTTATGGTTGGGGTGTTGGTAACTGGGGTGGCACTGTTGATTCTGCAACAGCAACAACAGTCAATGAAGAGTTAGACGCATCAGAAACAACTATCACATTAACAGATGCCTCTGATTTTCCTAGCTCAGGCACTATCTTGGTAGACTCAGAACTTATTTCATATTCTGGTAAATCATCTAATGACCTAACTGGTTGTACAAGAGGAGCATCTGGAAGCACCGCAGCAACACATAGTAATGGCGCTACAGCAACCGACGCATCAGACTTTGGTGGTTGGGGCGTGGCTGTCAAAGCAGATCAAGTAGAACTAGAACCAGGTCTTTGGTCCCTAGATAACTTCGGTCAAGTGTTAGTCGCTACTGTTGCAAACGGAAAAACTTTTACATGGAACGCAGGAGCTACAAGCGCAACATCTAATAGAGCATCAACAAGCACTTCTAGTTTTTCTACTTCTAATAATCCAACTGCATCAAGAGCTACACTGATATCACCTACTACAAGGCATTTAATACACTTTGGAACAGAGACAACAATAGGAACAACTAGCACACAGGATGATATGTTTATCAGATTCTCAGACCAAGAAGACATCAATACTTTTGCACCTTCTGCTGTTAATGCTGCAGGCACACAGAGATTACAGGACGGCACTAAAATTATTGGAGCTCTCAAAGCAAAAGAAACAATCTTAATATGGACTGATACAGCTTTGTATACCATGAAGTTTATTGGTGCACCTTTTACATTTGGCTTTGAGCAAGTCGGTACAAACTGTGGTTTAATCGGTAAGAATGCTGCTGTCGAAGTAGATGGTGTTGCCTATTGGATGAGTAACAATGGATTCTTTCTCTTTGATGGTACAGTCAAATCATTACCTTGTTCTGTTGAAGACTTTGTTTATGACGATATTGATTTAACCAAAGGACAGCAAATTACTGCGGGTGTTAACAATCTGTTTACAGAGATTATTTGGTGGTATCCTTCATCAGGTGAGAGTTTTAATGATAGATTAGTTGCATACAATTACTTAGAGTCCATGGGATCACAGGTTCCTGGTGGTATTTGGTATACTAGCACAGAAGGTCGTACTTCGTGGATGGACGCTAAAATATATCCTAAACCTTATGCAACATCTTATTCATCTAGTGACACAGGAACTTTTCCAACAATACAAGGTGTTACCGGACTAGGTGGTACAACTTATTTTGAACATGAAATCGGTAATAATCAAATCAATACTGATGGATCGAGCACCGCGATTAGCTCTTTTGTAAAGTCTTATGACTTTGATTTAGAAGGTCAAGGCACAGAAGGAGATCGTTTCTTATCTGTTCGTCGTTTCATACCAGATTTTAAATCACTAGTGGGCACGGCTAAAGTAACGTTGGCCGTGAAACGTTTTCCGTCACAAGACGACTCATCAACAGGTTTAAGTCCTTTCTCGATTACATCGGATACAACTAAAAAAGACACAAGAGCTCGTGGTCGATATATAAATATTAAAATAGAAAATGATGACATTGATCAAAGCTGGAGATTTGGAACTTTCAGTTTAGATGTGCAAGCAGACGGAGGCAGATAATGGCAAAAATAAATGTTAAAATACCAGAACCAAAAGAAGAATACGATACCTCTAACCAAAAACAGATAAATAGATCTATAACTACAATTATCGAGCAATTAAACTCTACTTATCTAGATGAAATTAAACAGGAGCAAGAGCGATTCTCTTGGTTTGTAAGTGGCTAATATATATAAAAATGCAAAAGTAGATTTAACAACTACTAACAATACTACAATTTATACAGCTCCTAGTAATTCAAGAGCGATTATAAAATCTATTCTAGTTTCGGAAGATAGTAACAATGCAGACACAGTTACTTTGACAATCACAGATGCGGCAGACGCAGTATTTAGTTTGTTCAAAGAGAAAGCTATATCTGCAAAAGCTACTAACGAATTATTAACACAGCCTTTGGTCCTTCTAGAAAGTGAAGTGTTGAAGGCACAAGCTGCAACCGCTAACAGATTACATGTGGTTGTTTCAATATTAGAAATAAGCAGAGATTAAGGAGGTAAAAATGGTATCTTTCGTAGAAAAAGGCAAGACCGACGCAATGGTTAATGGCAAAGTTATAAAAGACGTTGAGATTGAGACTGAAGTAACAGTCAAAAACCTTAAAACAAACGTTGAATATAAGTCTGACAAAGAAGCCGAGGACGATGTCAATAATCCAAGCACTGACACAAAGCAAGAAGACATATCTAGAAGTGTCAATATAAAAGTGGCTAAATTACCAGATGTTTCATCTGAATCATAGGATGAACAGTTGATTTTTGAGGCAAAAAAAAGTAATGTATTTATGATAGATACTGGTAAATTATACGATATTACCGTAGCTTTCGGACTTTATAAGTCGTTTCCTCGCTATAAAAATCACACGTTCGAGGACGTGCTCGAACACATCGCCCCATCCGTAGATTTGA